CAGACCGCTAAACCTGAAAAGCCTTCTAGCACTGCTACAGCAACCCCTCGCCGCGAAGAGCCTACGCAGACCGCTAAATCTGAGGAGCCTACTCAGACCGCTAAACCTGAAAAGCCTTCTAGCACTGCTACAGCACCCCCTCGCCGCGAAGAGCCTACTCAGACCGCTAAACCAAACCCAACTCCCTGCCACTGCCACGACCCTAGAATTCTTGTTAAAGAAACATATTGTCTATGGCCCGAACTCATCAATATAATAACTACTACCGAACCAATCTGTAATACTGGAGATGTATACATTACTTCTATGGGCATGTGCCAAAATATCATTGATGTAAACGCCGCGCGTGTATGCCCTGATGGTTACGAACAAGAGCAACACTCTGATAAAGTAATTTGCGTAAAATATTATGAACCTTTGCCCGAGCCGTGCCCGCAAGAAGGATTTGTTTATATAAAAGAAGAAAATCGGCTTGGTTTAGTCGCAGGTTGCTACAAGATTTCAGATGCGATCTGCGAAAGTATGAGCGCAACTCCCAAACCTCAGGAGCCCTCAAAGATACCTTCAGTTACATCCAAGCCTTCCAGTCGCCCTAGCACCACTAGCACCACTAGCACCACTGACACCACTAGCACCACTAGCACTCTAACGCGCACGCCCAGACGAAGCACAACACCCACTATGACTCCTCGCAGAGAAGAACCTAGCGCATCATCAAAACCCTCTGAAAAACCTCTGCCCCCTCGTGATATTTGTGCTGAAGACCCTCGTAATCCTCGCTGTGTAAAACCTGATTCTATTCTGAATCAATTTGCGATTGATGCTGTGATTTCTCCCCTTCCCACTCCCAAACCTGCGGTGGAACCTGTAGTATCTATGCGCCCCGTTCCTACACCAACTCCCTGGGCAGTTTCTGAAGATGTAGCGGCGGCCATAAGACCTGAAGATATTCCGCCTTACATTCCTTCTCGCGTCAGTTTTACAGATGGCGACCCTGTTCAGTTCGAACAACCCCAGAAGATTCAAGAAGTTCAAGCCTCCATCGCATGTACGCTGCGCATGCCTCTAGAAAAAATTCGGATTGAATCAATCAAAATTTTAACCCTATCTACTGGGGAACGTGCTGATATCCAAGTTGATCCAACGAACTACATGATGAGCAGCAATGGAACAGTTGTATGCTATGAAGTTGGCGGTTCTGCGCGTCTTCTCCGTAGCCGTCGTCTCCAAAATACAGACACACAGGTTGATATTAATTACTTAATCGTAAATCCCACCATTGAAATTCTCGCGCTAAATGCCACCGAATTTGCGGCAGTCATACAGTCTTCTCCTTCTATCCAAACCGTTGCGCAAAGCGTGGGAAGTTCTGGAGTTGCGTCTGAAGTCACGGTTGCCACGTATGCGGGTATTCAATCCCCTGAATCTTCTAGTATTTCCACATCTTCATCTCAATTCCAATTCCCAACATATGGCGCTGGAATTCTTGGAGGTGTTGGCGGTCTTCTCGTCCTGTCTGGATTCATTGTATCCGTATATCATGTGAAAAAGCATTACAAAAAACAGAAATCGCCACTCCAATCCGCCCAGCAACCGCAGCACCGTGTAGTCTTTGTAGATGAAATGAGCCTCTCGAATATTCCTAGGCCTTCCATGCTAGGTCGTGCGCAATCTATGCGGACTCAATTTAATCCTCTTCAGGCGGCAAAGGCGGCAAAGGCGGCAACTGCTGTATAAGTTATACTGGCATTATACGCTTTGAAGAACCAAACTCGCGTGCCCGCCTCCAAAAACAGCGAAACACATAAGAAAAAAATCGCGTGCGACGGGACCGCAAATCTTTTATAGTGATTGCGGCACTCATAACCTCTTAAATAGATGAATCAACCCTTTTTTAGATGTGGTCCGTCTATCTGTTACAAGAAGTGGGAGGAAACCGAACATATGTTGGCGCAACTTTGGACGTCAATAGACGCCTCCAACAACACAATGGTGTCATGAGCGGCGGAGCCAAAGCAACTCGTGGAAAGAACTGGAAACGTGTTTGCTATGTTACTGGATTTCCACACGAACGCGGGGCCTTACAGTTTGAGTGGGCTTGGAAGTATTACAGCAAAATTCAGTCTGGATCTGGAATTCAGCGGCGACTGAAAAGTTTACTGGAATTGCTTGGGTGCGACAAGCCAACCTCCAAGGCGGACGATTTCCAGACCTATTGTGAAAATTTACAGGTGGTTTGGGAACTGGAAACCGACCTAACAGATATCCTCCATTTATGAAATAGATATGGCCGACCTTCCAGGAAATTCCGAATTTACAGCCGAATTCTTTGAGGAATCCAGTCGCTCATGGATGGAAAATAAAGTGCGCAAAGGCCAGTTTGTACTTTACAGATGCGCATACATTCATAGCAACACGCGCCATTGTTCTAGCGCGGCAACACATAGTGGATTCTGTAAGCGCCATTATGTGTATTTAAAATCAAAGAAAAAATTCTGATTACGCTTCTTGTATTTATGTTTACGAGTATATTTCCCACCAGTTTGTTTATATTCTGATATACTATATTTAAGTTTATTCTGTAGTTCTGGATTAGAAAACATAAATTTAAACTTTACAGTGTCTAGCTTAAATTTAAAAAATGTATTCCAAAACGTTTTAATCCATGGAGAAATAAATATACATAGATTAGAAATTGATATTTTATTTCTTAAACCTGTAAAAAAATCTTGCCATGTTTGACTAGTTGTATACATATGTTGTAATTCCGTTTCAGGTATTGGCAATTTGACCGTTATAAATTGTTTAAACTCATCCCATGTTAATGAGTTTTTAAGAGAACTAAATATTTCTTCTGCTTTTTGAAATGTTTGTTTATCTTGTATTGATAAAAAATCAGCACCTACTACTGACATATACCATGTTTTTCCATGTAATAAATAATACATTACTGCCAAGTCAACAGATTGCCCATCATCACAATCGCGATAGCTTTTATCTATTAGTGTTAGACCTTTTATATCTGAATATGTATTACAAATATAAGATATTATTAAATATAATATTCTCGTAGTATCTACTCCATGTAAAAAAGGCTGGTCTAATTTACACTCATCTTCATGATATACATGCGGTAAATCGCCGATTGAAATATCGGAAAATTTTGCCATAAATGAATCTTTTGTAAATAATTGACATTCTAAACAATAATTATATCTTCCACCAATATATAATAATATTGATGTATCGGATGAACGGACTGTTAATACATATGAATGACCATCTACTTGTATTTTATAGCGTTTTTCACTCATATCACTTCTTTTATCGGGCAAGGGTGGCATTACTTCTATTCAGATACTATGTTTTTATGCGTTCCCAATAAGTAGCGCACATTGGTATATCCTAAACGCACTGCTTCTTCTGCGCCCATGCGGGCGCGAGTGCTTGTGTTACAGTAGAACAGAATTTTGGATTTCTTGTCTGGAATACGTTTTCCTAATTCAGCGCCGACCTGTTTTAGAGGTATATGAATCGCTAGAGGATAGTGACCCATATTCCACTCGGCATCTGTGCGGACATCTACAACAGCATCAAATTCTCCCTTTTTCAGCGCGTCCTTGGCTTCTTCGGGATACATGGCAAGAGGAGATGTCATATTATAAAATAAAAATGCCGCGAGCACAAGTATGAGCAACACTAGTAATATACGCAGGACTGTTCCGCGGGCCATTGGGGGCTTTCTACTTATTGTGTGTGTTTTTATTACGTCGCGTCCTATGTTTTATAGGTTTCATATTCGTTTGATTAATAAGTTTTATTTTTGGAAAAAGATCGAAATACCACATGCGTTCTATTTGAATTTTTGAAGAAATAAAATTAAATAACCAATCTTTAAAAAACTTACATTTTTGCTCACGTCTAAGAGATTTACTTAATTCTATAAAAAATTCTGGTAAAGTTTCAGATGATTCATACATTTCTTTATATTTTTCTAAATTATCAGATATTATATTAGTAGGATATGGTTTATTTGATAAAATAATATGGTAAAATTCATTAAAAGATATATTTTGTTTTGTATCTTTTGATGCGTATATTTCTACTTGTGTTCGGTATTTATCATGTTTTTCTTTTGGAAGTAAATAGGCATTTAATTTTTCTTCATACCATGATTTTTTATATAGGGCTATAGAATAAGATAACAAATCAAGCGTATCTTCAGAATCACGATTACAAGGTATGTAACTTGTATCATTTAAACTCATTGTTTTTATTTCAATAAATTGTGAGTTAATAAAAAATAGTATAGCATCTAGCATTTCTTTACCAAAACTATATTTTGTAGTATAGTCTGATGTAATATCTTCAACAGAACATTCTTCTAAAGCATCTATTTTTAGTAGTTTGCCAGTATATTCGTGCTGTTTATACCTATCATTATTAATAGATGTTTCTAATTGTATAACGCCTTCAAGACACGGTTTTAGTGAATCTCCAACTAAAAAATGAAATTGGTGAAATGGTTCTAGAGTTCTGTTTACAACCATTTGAAATTTATAATGCGAAGTTTGAAATTCAAGATATGTTGGTGGAGGTCGGGCGGTCGGTTTCTTTATTTGTGTCATTCTGTAATGATTATTATAAATATTTTAAAGCCTTTAATTCATCTGGGTTTAAAATCTCATAGTAATTATCTGAATTATAAACATCATATTTATATTGTATCTGTTTTCTAGTTTTACGTCGTTTCCCACCATATTGCCCATTTATTTCAGTATACTCAACATTATATACTTTAGGGTTATTTTCTAAATCAATAATCCAATCCTGCCTTTCAAAGGATACATTATTAAAAATAAGTTTCATAGCATTACGATACCATGGATATAATTTTTGACACAAATTAGGCATTTCTTTTATTCTATTAAAAAAATCCTTCCATGTTTCAGATTCATTATATATAGGTCTAAATATAACTTCTAAATCATCATTATTAAATGTAAATGAATCAGGGGGTTTATCTAAGAATCCATCTTTAGATTTCTCATATAAATTGCGCATTGTTTCATTTATTAAATAAGCTCCAAATCTTTTTTCATAATATGATTCTTGATGAAACAATATTTCATAAACTATCATAGATATCCCTACAGTATTACCATTATCAAGTACACACCCAATATCAGATTTATCTTCTAATTTTATATATTTAATATTTGGCGCTATTTTTTTTAGAATAGTAAACGCTAAATTAACCATTCCAATAGTATCTTCTCCTGAAATTTTTTTACCTGTAAGTTCACAACCCCCATCTTTAGTTTTTAAATTTGTTAAATGTGCTATATCACCAGAATCCGGAATATTTAAAAATACACATGTATTTTTACCTCCTACGCTCAATAATTGTCCCTTGCGTGCTTGTATTCTTGTATTTTGATTAATTTTAGTATCAATATTTATTGTAACACGAAATGTGCCATATTTTGTTTTATAAGTTGGCATAATCTAAATTACTAGGATATTTATTTTAAGGTCCTATCCATTTTCTTCTTTCGCTTTTGGTTCATCTGTAGTTTCATTTATCTGCTAATTCAATAATTTCATCAAAACTTTTATTAAGTTCTTGAGCTTTTAGTATATTTTCATTTGTATTCGGGTTTAAATATGGATACTGAATATATAATTGTTCTAATTTTTCGTTTGCTTGATTTAGTTTTTCTTTTAAAGGTATTTTCTTTGACGAAGTTGTTTTCCAAACTAATTTTTCAGTTTTTAATTCAATAGCAAATCTATCACCATGATTTCCATTGGGTTTGATATACCAAACATGCCTTGGGATTTCGTTAGGTTTAATGCCACAATTTTCAGGAAGTTCTACAATATTTCGCGGTTTTTTCTTTTGATTTAAGTTTTGTTCAGTTTGTGAAATAATACGTAGATTTTCTTTACGATTATCTAATGGATTACGATTAATATGGTCTACTGATTCTGTAGCGCCTTTTCCTGGGAAAGTAATACGATTTAGAACAAAATTATGAAGGAGGAGTTGCTTTCTCTCTCCATTTTCTAATGTAATATTTGAGGCAATATAACCAGATGATATTTTATACCAATTCTTTTGTTTAACTTTCTCAAAATCTTCCTTATCAAATATAAATGTATAATCATCTTTTAAAGCAACTATATATAAATTATTATTATAGATAATTTCTTTGTATTTAGTCTCTTGTGCTGGCCTTCCAATTTTAGAAGTCATATTTATTTCTATCTCTAGGCAATATAGAAATAACTATTTACGTCAATTTTACCTACTCACCGAACTAAGAGAACCAAAATACAAAAACTGTAAGAGTAATTGTATAAGGAACCTGCTTAGTTAGAAAAAGCTAAACCGCCCATGCCGCTCATGATGCGGAGCACGTTGTAGTTGGTCGCATACACACGCACAGTGGAGCTGCGGTCGGCGCCAACGGCGTTGTTGGACACGGTCAGCAGCAGCACGGTGTTATCGATACGGGACAGATTGCAAGTGCCGCTGGGCTGGTGTTGCTCAGGCTGCAGAGCAAAAGAGTACAGATTGATACCGACCGCGGGGATGTTGGTGTGGTGTTGGTAAGGTTGCACCCAGTTGAAGTAGTTGCCGTCGCGCACGGTGAAGCGGTCGTGGCCGTTCAGCTGGATCAGGGCAGTGATCACGGGGTTGCCACCGGCCATGCCCTCCACGCGGGTCACGCTGTAACCGGATTCCAGAACGGCGCGGTCCCAGAAGTCGGAGTAGTTGAAAGGCTGTTGGCCCTTCCAGGGGTTGATCTCCGCGTCATTGCAAGACACGTAGCTGTCGCGTTGCACCACCCAGATGAGCTCCTTGCAAGGGTGGTTGAAGTTCAGCTTGATCTTGTTGGCGGTGGAGGTGATGGACTCGCCGCCAGTGAACTGGAGGGTGTCGATCAGGTACTCGTGGGCCACCTGGGCGAACTTGCGGCGCTCGTCAGTGTCCAGGTAGATGTAGTCTACGTACAGGGAGGCAGCCACCAGACCGGCGTTGGCCACGCGGTCGCGGATCACGTGGGGGTTGCTGGTGTTTTGGGGCGCATAGTCCCAGCACAGGTTGCGCAGGTCGTTGAACTCCAGGTTGATGCGCACCTCGTGGTATTGGAGGGCGATCAGGGGCAGGGCCAGACCGGGGTGACGGTTGAACCAGAACTGCAGGGGGATGTACAGGGTGTACTCAGGGGCGCACTTCTGTACCTCGTCGCTGGTGTTGGGCACACCCGCGCCGCAGTCGGCGTCGCAGGCCTCACCGCCCTGTACCAGCAGGTTCACCAGCTTGGGCACGTTACCCACCATCTTGGCGTAGCCGGCTTGCTTTCCAGGCTCCTGGGTCAGCTCATTCCAGATGTGCAGCCAGTCACCATAGTGCTTGTCGATGCGTTGACCGCCGATTTCAATCTCCACGCTCTTCACCAGGTTGTGGCCAGGCCAGTTCAGCCAGCGGAATTGGGCACCGCTGCCGTCGCTGGTCTGCAGAGTCACCTGGGGCAGAGTGGCCTGCAGGTACATGCGGTAGATCAAGTCACCGTTACGTTGGATGGTGCAAGTCACCTTCTTGCCAAAGTTGGGCGCACCATTGAAAGGGTTCTCAATGGACTCCATGGCGAAGTTAGTGTGGCGACGGTAGACCACCTTGAAGAAGGTGATCTGGGGGTTGCCAGTCAGGTACACATCTTGGGCGCCGTAAGCTACGAGCTGCATTAAACCACCACCGGTCATCTCTGTCTATACCCTGGCTTTAGAAAAAAAATCTGGGAGAATTGAAAACGCGAATCTTGCCGGGATATTTTTGGAGTGTCAGCCGCACAAACTCTTTGAAGACATGCTTAAACACACGTGGATTTTGTCTTCAGACATGTCGGGGAGGGACGAAGGATTCTTCAAAATGAAGCCAACAAAACGTAGCAATGCTGAGGAACGAACAACTTTAGATGTTATGCACCAATATCATCTTAAGAAAATTTCCGACGAAGAAGAGGAAATACAATTCATTTCTGAAGATATAATTGCCATGGAGAATCAAATAGACGGTACGAATGATGATCTTGTACGCGGACAATTAGAAAATCAACTTGTCCGCCTCAAGGAAGAATATGACACGAAAAATAAAAAAGATCGCGTATACGACTATCTTTTAAAAACTGGCGACCTACTATTTGATTACTATGATATTCAGGATAAGATTTCTGCGGGTGCTACTGGTACATCCTCTCAAAAAATAAAGCGTAAACCTGGAGATGTTTTGAGCGCACTCCAATCGGCCGCTGCGGAAGAAACTGGTGAAGAGGCGAAACCTGAAGAGTTTAAAAAAAAGAAAAAAGGGAAGGATTCTACACTCAGCCGCAACAGTTTGTTGGAACAATATCTCCTTAAAATGAATCCAGATTATGTAAAAAAGACAAATGAAGTTGATGACATGTCTGGAGAATGTATGGAATGCGGCGCAGATATGATGTTTAGTCAAACCGAGGCTATGTTGTATTGTACAGAATGCGGCATGACTGAGTTTATTTTAATTGATAGTGATAGACCCTCATATAAGGACCCGCCCCGTGAATCATCTTATTATGCCTACAAGCGTATTAATCATTTTAATGAATTGCTGGCGCAATTCCAAGCAAAGGGAAGTACTGAAATCCCCCAAGATGTATATGACCAAATTGCCGCAGAACTGAAAAAGCAGCGCATTACAGATTTTAAATCTATAAAATACAAGCAAATGCGCGAAGTGCTCCGAAAACTGAAACTAAATCGCCAATATGACCATATCCCCTTTATTATTAGTAGGTTGAATGGAAGTATAGCACCTGTAATGACGCGCGAGACGGAAGAAAAGTTACGCCACATGTTTAAGGAAATTCAGCCCAGTTTTCAGAAACATTGCCCCAAGAATCGCCGCAATTTCTTATCCTATTCCTATGTGCTTTACAAATTCTGCGAATTGCTTGGAATGGATGAATTCTTAGGAAGTTTCCCCCTCCTCAAAAATCGTGACAAGTTGTATCAGCAGAGCAAGGTCTGGGAACAGATCTGTGTCGAGATGCAGTGGCAGTTCATCAAAAGTGTTTAAAATTAATACTTTTTATTATACTATCCTAAAAATAGTGTAGTATAATAAAATTTAATTTAAAAATAGTCTAGTATAATAAAATTTAATTTAAAACTACCTTGTAACGGCCTTTTGTTGGCTAGGGTTGTAGCGAACAAATCCGTATTTGCGTGGCGACCAAGTATACATTTGAACATTGCGGAGGCCATGTTCCTTAGTATAGTTTCCACCAAATGATTCAATTACACAGCCCTCTACAATCAAGTGGTCCGTCATGTAATTTGGTGTTTCAACGTGATAATAGACGACTTCTTGTCTAAATGGCAACTGTTTAACATCCTTGTAACGCTTCATCGCCATGTAGGGGATTTCCCATAGATTGTTACCCTTATAGACTGCGTGTAGAGGTGAGACTTGGAGATTGCGAGGGGGCATGTTGGGTCCAAACGCACCAGCCGCAATTTCAACGGGCGCGGTCGCATTATCTGACTTGTCAACCTTATGTGTATAAATACGCACGGGCACTTGACGATTATCCTGTGTTACAATCATGTCGCCATCCTTCAGGGTCTCTACAGGTACTTCACCCTTGGGAGTCAAGATTTTCTGGCCTTTTACGATACACGGCACATAGCTATTTGTATCTTCTGGGCCATTATACATGAGTGTGGTGGTACCCTTCTGGATGAGTTTGAAAGATGAACCGCCAATAGCAACTTGATAGCCAAGCAATATAGGTCTATCCTGCGCAGTATAAATGAGTCCATTAGATGAATTATAGCGTAAAAGTCTGTTGCCAGTTTTGTACACAATTGTATAGTCTACATCAGGCTCCATAGGTAAAAAGATAGGTCTGTCCGTCGGTTCATTGGTAATATCAATTACGCGCTGTGTACTTGGGACTGATATAGCTAAATTTGTAAGTGTATTAAACTCCTGTGTTTTATTAGAAAATGTAACACTATCTTGTATAGCCGCGACATCGGCGCCACTCAAGACAATAGATTGTGATTCTTTAATATTTGCCATGGTAGCAAATACGCCAGTTTTGAGAGAAGGATCTGTTGTTCCCATAACAATTGCCGCAGCCACTGCGGTCGCAGTCGGCAAATCCACATTTCCTAAAATAGCCGCCGCCGCAGTAGTAATTGCCAGTTCTTTATAGGATGATAAACTTGAATTTGTAATCGCAGTAATAGTATTTATAATTGTAGTTGCCACAGTAGCAGCACGAGTATCAGACGGGCTTGATGCCAAAATCGCAGTATTTGCCATGACACTGGCAATACTTTCAACCGCCGCTTCTTTCTTAGTAGAAGATGAAATGCTACTTACAATAGACGCTGCTGTACTAATTGTTGATGATATATTTTGTGTCAAGTTCACATTATCTGTTATTATTTCTAGACTTGATTTTACAATCGCATTGAGAATAGTTTTATCATCTGTTGATGTATTTGTAAATGCGATTGAATTAATAATAGCTGCGGTAGTTGAAGCAGGTTGTGGTGCCGACACAAGCACCGTTTGCATAGAAGATTGAATTAATGATGGAGTAGATGTATCTACAGTGCCCGTAGGCATAGCCAATGAATCTGCTGAAAAAATACTTTCTAAATTTGCGGAATTTACTGCTTTAATCTTGAAAAAGTATACTGGATAGTTTACTAAATTTGTAATAGATGTAGCTGTAATATTATTTACAGTCTTTAATAATGTTTCAGTGGTAGAATTATATATTTTATACCCTGTAATACTTGCGCCACCAGTATCTGTTGGGGCTGTCCAAGTTAAAGTTACATTTTCATTGCTTCCTGCGGCAGATAAATTTGTAGGTGGTTGAGGGTTTACAGCATATTGGACTGAAATACTTTCAGGAACACTTTCATCGGCACTATTTACAGCAGTCACAGAGATTGTGTGTAAAGTTCCAGGTGTTAGACCCATTGTTACTATAGCACTTAGTGTGGCAGTTGTAGTTAAGAGTGTGAGAGCGCCACCATCATTCTTATAAACATTATAACCAGTTATAGTCAGGCCACCCAAATTAGAAGGGGCGGTCCAAGTTAAAGATAGGCTGCTACCAGTCAGAGATTGTGTAATAGACCGTGGAGCCGAGGTAGCAGATACAACTTGGCAAGTGAGTGTGGGTGTATTTGTACTATATGCGGTTGTTGAACCGCCCGCAGATGCGTTTCCTATTCTATTTGTCAATGATCCCATATTTGTCTTATCCCATGCGCGGAGTTGTATAGAAGTTGTTCCGTTTGATGTTGTTGTAGAAGGAACAAACTTGATAAAATCTGTGCGATCCAAATGTACAGCACTAGAGGCGGATATACTTGTCATACTGCTCCATGTGGCTTGATTGTCAATAGAGTATTGCCATGTGCCAATTGTTGTATTTGCGGCGATGATGGCAATACCTGTTACACTCTGGGCGGTAGAATTTGAAAGGTCGGCATCCGTAACTGTAAAATTTGCCACAAGTGAATCTACTGAAATAGGCGCAAACGTACCATTCGTCGCATTGAGCCCAGAGAAGGAATACGTTCCACTTAGGACTGGAGCATCGTTAACATTTGTTACTGAAATTTGGACGGTTGCTGTATTTGTGCCATATGATGTTAAATCTCCTGTGGCGGAAACTGCTGCGGTAGTTGCGTTTGTGCCTGTTTTAACATCCCATGCGCGGAATTGAAGCGTCTCTGTGCCAAAAAAGTTAGACGCAGGAATAAACCGTAATCTATTTGCGGCCAGACCGCTGAGTAGGAAATGATTTGTTCCAGTCAATGTGGGCACAGCGGTCCAGTTTGTTCCACTATTCGTACTGTATTGCCATGTGCCGTTTGTTGAGGCCGCATTAACAATCGCAATACCCTTTGAGTCACTAGTATTTGCGGAGGTATACGCGGAACCCAGTGAAGTAAGAATTGCCGCCAGTGTATCCCCTGTAGGATTTGTAGACTCTTCGGAGATAGTTGTTATATTTACATTAGAGGCGGCGGTTATCTCAGGAGCACCCTTGTATACAATTGTTACGCTTGAAGACTGTGCGCTTTCACCGGCTCCATTGATGGCACTTATTTTATATGTATATGATGTTCCCAGTGTTATTCCAGAACTTATCGCAGCAGATGTAGTGGAAACATTTGTTAGAGGTGTCGCATTACCACTGCCATCAATGGTATAAACATTGTAAGATGTAACGGCGGAACCTCCATTTGTAGAAGGCGCAGACCAAGATACCTGAATGCCGCCATTCAAGTTTGTAGCAGCAATCGCGGTAGGCGCCGATGATACGCAAATTACAGCACAATTCAGAGTTAGCGCGGTTGAACTGTAAGGCGTAGTTGTTCCAGTTGCGGATATATTTCCAATATTGTTTACAATAGATCCAGAATTTGTCTTATCCCAGGTACGGATTTGAATGGATGTTGTACCATTCGTGTTTCCATTTGTGGGTACAAATTTAATATATTCGTCGCTTGTACGATACAAGTGTACTGCGGTGCTAGCAGATACAGCAGACATGGCGACCCATGTGGCTTGATTGTCTATAGTATAATACCATGTTCCCAAAGATGTGTTCGCGCTTAGGATAGCCAGACCAGAATTCGCTTGCGCGCTTGGATCTTCGGGGTCTGTAATTGTGAAATTAGACAGTAAAGAATCTACTGAAATAGGTGTAAAACTGCCGTTTGTCGCATTTAATGTTGGGAAGGTGTAAGAGCCGCTCAGTGTAGGCGCATCATTTACAGGTGTAACTGTAATTTCAGCAGCGCCTTCACCTTCACTATAAGATGTGAGATCGCCAACAGCAATAACAGTTTGTATAGATGTATCTGTTCCTGTTTTTACATCCCAAGCACGGAATTGTAAGGTGACATTTCCATTAAAGTTTGTGCTTGGAATAAAACGCAGTCTGTTTGTGGCCAATGCTCGAATAACAAAATGATTTAACCCTGTTATTGTAGGTATAGCAGTCCAGGATGTACCACTATTTGTGCTGAACTGCCACACGCCGTTTGTTGTGGGTGCACTATAAATCGCAAGGCCTTTAGAGTCAGTACTGTTCGCAGGAGTATAGGCAGAACCCAAGGCTGTAATGAGAGATAATATAGTATCACCAGAAGGCGCCGCAGCATCTTCCGCAATAGTTGTTAAATAAAGGACAGAGCCATTTACCAACTCTGGAGCACCCTTGTATTGAATTGTTACACTAGAAGATTCTGGGCCTTCGCCAGCAGCATTTACACCAGTAACATTATAGGTATAGGATTCTTGTAATGTAATACCTGATGTAATAGTTGTTGTCGTGCCAGATATAGTTGACACTAGATACGCATTGTTTTCAGCATCAACCCTGTAAACCTTGTATGATGTAATGGGTGTATTTCCAGTCACGGCGGGCGCTGTCCAAGAGAGTTGGATGCCACCGCTGGTATTTGTGGCGGCTAGACTAGTTGGCTGACCAGGCACATTGATAATTTGGCATGAAATAGTGGGTGTATTTGTACTGTAGGCAGTTGTTCCACCACCTACCGACGCATTGCCAACACCATCAACAATGGATTCAGCATTTGTTTTATCCCATGCGCGTATTTGGATAGAAACATTTCCATATACGCTTGTATCTGTAGGTATAAATTGAATAAATTCATCACTTGTGCGATTAAAGTGAATTGCCGTTGCCGCTGTGACGGATGTAATAGGAGTCCACGATGCTTGATTATCTCTTGTGTAATACCATGTTCCAACTGTTGCGGTGATTCCAATAATTGCCATCGAAATTACAGACTGCGCGTTGGCAATATCTCCGTGGGCTATAGAATAGTTAGATAGTATGCTTTCTACTGAAATAGGGTCGAGCAGTTGATATATAGAATTTACCGTTGGGAATGAATAAGAACCAGTGATGATAGGCGAATCCTTTACAGATGTAATTGACAGTGTGGCACTTGCGGCTCCTGTGCTATAGGATGTCAGAGTACCAGTTTCAGTTACAGACTGTAAACTGGCATCAGCCACAACATTTGTATCCCATGCGCGGAATTGGATGACCACATCTCCATTAAAGTTTGCTGCGGGCACAAACCGTAATTTATTGGCGGCGAGCCCTTTCAGTACAAAATGTTGAGATTCGGCAAGAGCTGGGATGGCCGTCCATGAGGACCCGCTGTTTATACTGTATTGCCAAGCACCGTTTGTGGATGGCGCATTATAAATAGCAATACCCTTTACATCACTTGTGTTTGCGGGGGTATAGGCGGACCCCAGAGCATTCACAATAGACAATACGGTGTCGCCGCCAGGATTTGTCGCATCCTCCAGGATTGTTGATAAGGTGGTCGTGGTGCCATCCGTTAGTTCAGGGGCGCCCTTGTATACAATAGATACAGAGGCTGTTTGAGGGCTTTCTCCTACAGCGTTAGTGGCGCTTACAGTATAGGTGTATGTAGTTCCTAGTACAAGATCGGCGCTTATAGTAGCACTTGTCGTAGCAGATGTTGTTAGGAGTGTAGCAGTATTTGTTTCGTCAATCGCATAAATATTGTAAGTTGTAATGGCCGAATTGCCAGTGTCTGCGGGCACAACCCATGAAAGTTGTATGCCCCCTAGAGGCCCGCCCTTGTTTAGAACTGTAAAGGACCCAGGTGCCGAAGGTAAATTCATAACCGCACAGTTCATAAAAGGCGTATTCGCACTGTACGCAGTTGTAGTGCCACCAGTGGACGCATTTCCAATTCCGCCCGCGATAGATCCACTATTTGTCTTATCCCATGCGCGCACTTGGAGGTATGTATTTCCACTTACCGCAGCGGATACAGGGGCAAACTTTACAAATTCAGTTCCATCACGATTAAAATGGACAGCCGCAGCCGCAGTTGTACCTGTCAAACTTAACCAGGTGGTCTGATTATCTCTAGAATAATACCAGGTACCGAGTGTACTTTCTGCGCCAATAATGGCAACAGATGTTACGCTCTGCGCATTGGAAATATCCGCATCTGTCAGGACAAATGATGTCAACATAGTTTCAATAGATACAGCAGCCAATTCTGCGGTTGTCAGAGCATTGAGTGCGGAGAACGCATATCCGCCAGCCATGACTGGCGCATCATTGACAGGATTTACAGTAATCGTAACAGTTCCAGTTCCGGTACTGTATCCAGATGTACCGCCTGGTGAATTTACAGCCACAACAGTGCCAGCAGTTCCAGTTCCAGAATCCCACGCGCGGAAGGAAATTACAGATGTCCCATTAAAATTCGTAGCCGGTACAAACCGAACCATATTTGTAGTTCCAGTTGCTGTCAGAATCAGATGATTTACAGAACTGAGTCCCGTGATATTTGCCCAGGAACTTCCGCTATTTGTGCTGAACTGCCAGTTGCCATTTGTGCTCGGCGCATTAAAAATAGCAATACCCTTTGTTAATACACCCCCAACAACATAATTAGATCCAAGTAAAGTAATAATAGAAGATACGGTTGTTCCAGAAGGGGTTGTAACGTCTTCATTAATAGATGTTAAAGATACATTGGGCGAATTATTTAAAGAAGGAGGGGTTGTGGGGCCAGTAGTATTTACTAAAACGGTTGCGTATCCTATTGTTGAACCCATAACATTCATCTGTTGAAATGCTGCGAATTTAGGTACAGAGTTTGTTGTAAGTAATGTGCCACTTGTTGCGCCAGTCCCATCCCAACCTACAAATGAAAGTGAACTACTAGTTCCTAGATAGTTATTCACAGGAACAAACCGTATACGTTGTGTTCCAGATAATACTTGAACACATGAAGCAATATTTAATGCTGGACTAAATCCAACCCATGACCCACCATTATCCAAAGAATATTGCCAAGTTCCTACAGATGCAAAATATGCGCGGTCGGTTACAGCAATGGCCTTCATATCATTGGTATATGTTGGCGCGTAATTTGCCCCTAATAAGCTAATTAAATCATCAATTGTTACACCGGTTGATGTAAAATTATTTTTAATTATAGTTTGTATAGTTATGTTTGGTGAATTAATAATAACTGGACGAACTTTACTTTCAGCAAGATTGGCAGGATATGAAAATCCTGTTGTATAATATAAATGTGTAGATGGAAGTACATTTCGTAAATTCCATTTTGTAGCTAAATACCCTTCTAAATGAATAATTTCACTAGATGTAAGAATACGGTCATGTAGTAAAAGTTCATTCAAATACCCACTAGGAACATCAGAGTTTAATCTACCAGCAATGCGCATTCTATTAAAATTATAAAATCCATTTCTAACAGTATCGCTTGTTCCAGAATATACATTACTTCCATTTAAATTATAATTTAAATATCCCGTACCCGCTTGTTCAAACAATCCGCCTATTACAAAATTTAAAGTTGATTTTTGTGGACCGAAACCACCTGTTAAGGAATCCGCAAATGTACGACCATATTGTCCATAATAGTGATCATAGCCTACATATGAATTACCATCATCCGGTGATCCAAAGAAAGAACCGTGCGCAAGATCTTTTCCTACAAAATAAAAACAAAGACTCGTTTTATATGTTTGTTGGCCACCCACATATCCTTGTAAAGAATCATGAAAGGAGGGATTTGTTGTAGCATTTACTTTTCCACGAAATAATAACCCTGGGCGATCAATTCCTGACGTAGGTGTAAAATTACGTGTAGAATAATAAGGAGCATTAGCATAATAATATATATCAGAACTCTGTACAATTTGAGTGGTTAATGATGGTATATATACAGGTCCGGTGGTGGTTGTTCTCATGCCAGATTGCGGGTTATTTGTAATAATATTATAAGGGCTAAAATTTGATGAAATAACAGCATCTTTATTTCCATTTGTTCCTGATCCAGACTTGTCTGCGATTTTTGTTACAGTCTGAAAAGAATATCCTCCAGCTTGCCGATTGGGTCCAAACGTCATAGTGCTTGTATCTGCCGCATCAATCCACCAAAGAAGCCCTCTTCTAAAATCATCAACATATCTTGTAACAGTTGAACTATTACCATTTGCGTTTGTTGCGTATAGTGACACCGTATATTGTGTTTGAGAATTGGCTCCAGGAAAAGTAGCAATGCGCCCTATAACAGTTTGGGGGGTAAATGATCCAGGTGAAATAGATACAGTGTGAGTAACAGCATCAATAGTATCGCCCCATTTAACTGTGATGCTACCATCAACATTGGCAGCCGCAGTAATAGCCGGGGCACGGGGAACAGACATGCCTTATACTCTAGCCTAGAATTATGTAATTCGTAATACGGAATTATATAATTCTATTTTTTGTAATTTAGTTATATACTTTAACGGCGCATGGGGAACCCAACGAGGTTAGCACCAAGGCCAAAACCAGCCCCTTGGCGGGCAGTCACACCCACGCTAGGGGCCAGCACGTCCAGCAGAGCAAACACGGCCGCGGCAGTCAGGGCCAGGGTGGCCACTTCATCCATGGCCAGCGCCTTCTTGGGGATGTAGATGGCCGCCACAGCTACGGCCAGACCTTCCAGCAGATATTTCAGAGCACGGTTTACGAATTCACCCATGGAGAAATCCATTTCTTCTATACTCTAGCTTTTGAAAAAAATTCAAACGCGACCGGGAGAAGACGCCTCCAGTGCGTAAAGAAGCCTAAACCTCAATTCTGTATATGAGGAGAGCCAAATGTCTGCGCCCCGCGAAGATTTCCTTGATGAAGATGCTGAAATCCCGAGTCAGCGCCACGTTCTATTAAGCTTCCTGAGTCCGGAGAAGATCCTGACGCGCAAGGATGTATTCTTCTTCGAGCAGTTTATAAAGAATTATGAAATCCAAGTTCGCACCAAGAGCCTGGAGAAGTTCTTGGCCAAGCAGGTTCTGGATTTCAATGCCAAACTGGATGCCGAAGTGAACCGTCTAGAGGCCGCCGAGCAAAAGGATGCCGCCGAACTGTGCCGCCAAGCCCGCATCCCCGTAGATACTGTACTGAGCGCCTACCAGGAATATGTGAAGGAAAATGCCAAGGAACTGACTACCACGAAGATTAAGGAGGCGTATGATGATTTCATGTTTGCCAACGAAAAGCGGCTGGAGGATGAGTTCTTTGCCAAGAATGATTTCCAGACGACCATGCGTGGTCTGAAGGTGCGCGGTTCTTACAGCACCGCCGAAGAGGCCGCCGCCCGCGCCAAGAAGCTCCAGCGCAACGACCCCATCCACAATATCTACGTGGCCGAAGTGGGCAAGTGGCTGCCTTGGGATCCCAGCCCCAACAGTGTCAAGGACCAGGAGTACCAGAATGATGAACTGAATAACCTGATGAAAGCATACAAGGAAAACGAAGAAACTCGTGATCAATTCTATAAGGAAAATCCTGATGCGCGCACGGCTTCTCAGCGCAAGGGTGTGCGCAATGATAAGGAAATCATGAGTATCGTGGGAACAAAGGAAGATCAGGAGCAGGAGGGTTCTGGCAGTAATGCGGCTGGTGGGGGGCCTTCTGGTGTAAGTGGTGAGCACGCTGCGCTGTTTGATGGCCCCGCGGATCTGGCCCTCCAGCGCAAACTGGAGCGCGAGGGTAAGAAGGAGTAAGTCGTGATTAGTTCTTAACAGATTTTATTAAAATCCTATAAGAAATTAATAGCCACCGGGCTTGACCTCGTTCACATTGTATCGGGGCGAAACGGGTACGCAAGAGGTCTGCTCACAAAAGTAGCCTTCAGGGCAAGGCTTCAGTCCCTGCTTACAGGACAGGTCCTCAAATCCACTGATTTCGGGGAAGAAGGACTTGATATAGGGGACGATGACCAGAATGGCCAGGAAGAATACAAACGCACCAACTACGCCAGCGCCGATTTTAGAACGGGCCATACTTCTACTTGAGGTATTAGAATTCAAGGATAGACCGGGAGTCCAGTAGTTGGTGGCAGAGCTGGTGGATTAGTTCCTACACACCACCCATTCATACACGCAGTTCCAAACGGACAAGGCGGCGCATCTACACCACAGCGCTGCGCATTTGGATCACCGATAAATCCTTCTGTCGCAGTCATATAGACCGACAAAAGAATTGTTATACAGAAAAAGCCGAATACGCACAGTAATGATTTAGACATTGAACCTTCTAATAAGACTTACGAACAACAATGGGGGGTCCGCGCAGACGCTGTGAGTTGCTAGGGTCATACGCATTTACATTTTCCTCATCCTTATGACGATAGTATGCTGTATTTCCTGCCTTGGCCCATACCTCGGGAGAACAAATGCGGAAATCACCTTGTATAGCAGCCTTGTACCAGAAAATCGCGTCTTCAAGTTTATTAGAACGGGTATTATTATTAATTACAAGACACTCGAAATTTTCAGTACATTGATCCATAATTTGGCAAAAGAATTCAAAGTTGGGAAATGCCGCGCCAAAATTGTCAAAGATGCGCCTGCGATTGGAAATATAGGGTTCACGTAAAATAAATACATAATCTACGTTCGTACGAAGCACGGGGGGAATACCAAGTGGATATTGCATAGTGATTAAAAAGAAGATTTTCTGGTGACGACCGTTCAAGAAAATATAACGGACATTCTTGTCATGTGTCCAGGATTCATCATAGAGACAATCATCCAGAATTAAAAAAGAGCGAGGATCAAGTTTAGATTTAGTCATCTGACCGTTACGCTGCATCATATTTTCTTCTTGTTGTATTTTACTTGTAATTAGTTTCTGTCGCTCCACAAAATTTGACAAGATTGCCGCATTGTATTCACCATAAATAAATCCAGGTGGGACGATTTTGCCATAGAAGGAGTTAGACTCCTCTGTTCCTGAAATTACAGTTCCCATGGGAATGTTTTGGTGATGAAAGAGAAGATCTTTTACGAGCGTAGACTTACCCGTACGACGACGACCAATAAATACACATACCGCATCTTGGGGAATCATTTTCATATCAAATTTACGAAGACGAACGCTTTGCGCACTTAATGAATTTGGACTCGGCGCCTGTGCCATTTCTAGGGTATTCTTTTAAAAAAGCAGCATCACAATTACGCGTAGAAACGCGTGAAATACATCTCATAAAAAGAAAAAAACCCGGAGAGAAAATGCCAGGACGAGGACGAGGTCGTGGACGTGGCCGCGGTAATCAAACAACAATACAATCGGGAACAAATATATCACTTGATGTACGAGAATCTGACACGGCGTCTATATCTGAATTTATGGCCTCGCATCCACATTTAAAATCTGGAGATGATACAATTGGTATATTTTCAGAAGTTGTTCCTTCAAAACTAAGAACAAAGGCACTTAATATTAATACTGGTAAACGTCTCTTGAAATGGGAACCAGACGGCCCCGCCGATACTGTTGGGTATTTAACATTTCTTGAAGGAGGGCAACAAAAACGTGTAAAGGCATTTCAAAAGAAGATGGCACTTTTAGATCCTATTGCGTGGATTAAAGATAAGGAGCGGCCACGGCTGCCCTTTTTTTGGACGATACAGGAGGAAGATATTACTGCTCCTGAAAATCAGGGGTATATTGATTGTGTGGCAAGTTACATGGCAAGCAAACTTCGCACAACATTAAAATCTCCCCATTTTTGTGAGTTTTACGGATGTTTACGCGCCGTGGCCGATGTATATCTTTACAATTTGGAGGATGATTTTGAGGACTTTCGTTTCACAAAATGGTTTTGGCTGGCGATTGAATCCAATGAAATAGGTCTGCGTATCGTGGAAAAATCTAGCGGCCGCCGTTTAACTATGGATGAAATTAAACAGCTTTCAAAACCAGATGATGATTTTTTACAGGATGAATCAGATGAAGAAGATTCATCAGAATCCGATACTTCTGACAGCGAGTCTTCATCATCTGAGATAAGCGCGGAATCACTGCCAGCGGATATTCGCCATACTATAGTAGATGTGAATATTACTGGCAACGAATCTCCCTTGACCGTAGAATCCTTGTCAACCGCGAGTTGTGATAATGATAGCGATATTTCATTCGCAGAAGAATATGAAATTCACGCGGAATTATACGAAATGCCCGTGGCGGTTCAGTACTTAGAATATTGCGAGGGAACAATTGATGAATTCCTGGAAAATCCAGACTTTGCGCCAATTGTCAAAGAAAGTCAGGAACTTGAATGGTCTGCGTGGCTATTCCAAATTTGCGCCGCCCTCGCGCAACTTCAAAATACTCTGCGTTTAACGCATAACGATTTACATACTTGTAACGTTTTGTGGAGGAAGACAGCACAGGAATTTGTATACTATCATGATTCAAAGGGTCGCAAATGGAAAGTTCCAACCTTTGGATATATATTTTCAATCATTGATTATGGCCGTGCCATTTTTGCCTTGAATAACTTTTTCATTGTGAGCAGTGATTATAATGAAGGGCATGACGCATATGGAATGTACAACTTTGGACCGATTTTAGACGAATCTTTCCCGCGTGTATCTCCAAATAAAAATTTTGACTTGTCTCGCCTTGCGAGTAGTCTTTTGCGCGGATTATTTCCACGCAATCCGCCTCCAAAATCAGCCAAGAGCCAACTTATAACAAAAGAAGGGTCTTGGGAAGTTCGTGAAACTGAGCATCCTGTATTTAACAGCCTGTGGACATGGCTGAAAACAAAATCAGGAGAAAATATACTGGAAAAACAAAATGGGGAGGAAAAATATCCTGGATTTGACCTGTATACTGTAATTGCCAAGGATGTTGGCGACGCGCTTCCTGAAAGTCAATTCAGCAAGGCCCAAATGTTTCAGCCATTCCTCTGTAAAACTGAAAAGGTAGAGGCCCCCTTCTGGATTCATCTCCCTCTCTAGAAACGAGCAGGGCCAATCTGAACATCGTAATCTCCCACATGAGCAACAGTGCTTGCTACCGTGGTAGTAGCAGTAGTAGCAGTTGACATAACAGATTCAGTCAATTGTTTCATAGAGTCGGGAAGAAACGTCCATGCCATTGCGGTAAAAATGGCGCCTAAAAGTCCATCACGCAAAACGGCCTTGGGTTTAATCTGACCCTCCGTTTCCTCACTGTATTTCTGAAATCCCGCACTCACTCCAGCTAAAGCAAAAGCGCCGATTAAAAGGCTGACAAGAAACATCGGGTTCTCAAACACGTCCATAGTTCTGACAAACTTTATGAAAGTGTTTTTGTTACTTAAACGCGCCTAACCCAGAGTTTCAAAATCATCATCATCTAAACTTGCGGGAGGACCTTCTGTTAAATCTTCAAAATCAGACAGGGGCTCCCCTTCATCTCCAATAAAATGAATTTCCTCGTCATCAGACATATCACGATCTTGTTCCACATAATCTATGTGTGTCTTACCACCACGTTGCTGAATAACTTGATCAAAATCTGTAAATTTTACAGTAGGCTCAGTTTGAACGATTATAGTCGGTGTCACTGGTGTAGGAGCAGGTGTTGATGGTTCCTCTACAGGTTCCTCTACAGGTCCCATAATAGGGGCTGGAGGTTCTGGTGCGGGCGAGGCTTCCACAACTGGCTCTGATACGGCTACTGGCACAGGTTCTGGCGCGAGTTCTAAAACAGGCGTCTCCACAATTGGTTCTGGTTCTGTGACCAGTGCTGGCAGTGGCTCAGGGGCGGTCACAGTTTCAGGCACATGAACGCTTTCAACGACTGGCTCAGGCTCGGCCACCTTTTTAGTTTCCTCTTCCTCATCATCCGCATCATCATCTTCTGTTTGGTCCACATCAGGTTCCGCCAAATAATCCTTCAAAATATTCTTTACAGGTAAAAGTCCACGAATCGCCTGCGCAATCCCTTCGTGGAGTAACTGCTCAATTTGTCTGTGATTTTTTTGCTTTTCAATCGGCGAGAGTTCGCTGTGAAATAAATAAGCAGAAGACCACAAAAGGCGGCTACATTCACTCAGAGCGCGATGAATGAAATGGTCAAGTTTAGGAATTGTGATTTGAACCCGCTTGTTTTTATTTCCCACGCGGATTGCTGTCAAAACTTTCGTGTGCGCAATAAATACAGCTGTCAAAAGTTCCTCCAAATAATCACACTGAATTTCTTGAATTAGGCGACTGGTTTCCCGCTGAACTCGGTCCATATTCCAGTCGGGAATTTGGCTCAGTAATTCCTGAAATTTCCAGAGCTGACGCTTTGCCTGGGGCTCTTCGGTAGCAGCTTGTTGAAGACATTCCATGAAAAAACGATGATATGTCGGAACAATGAAAAGAGTCAACTGTTTCGTATATTCTCCCTTTGCCTCGGAATAGACGGATGCATCCATTATGCGGCAAGTTCTAAAGTCCGCGGAGTTTCAGTTTTCTCACAAGATACGCGTTGTAAACATACATTTGTCAATAAAATCCAAGGACTTGCGCCTTCCCCAAGACGCATATACACTTTGACCTGCTCTTCAGCTGCGACAGATGACAGCATCCTGTGAAGTAAATAATCGGGAATAAATCCTTGCGTTCGTGCGTGTTGTACTGCTTCGCAAACCGATTTGACTGTAAATCCAGGAGTCCACATGTCCATGCGTTGAAATACAGTTGTTCGTATTTTTCGAATATCCCCATATCCTCGTTTTTCCAACACTGTGATGGCCTCCTTTTTCCGAAAACTGACATTTGGCATTAAAATACGTTGGCAGCGGCTTAAAAGTGGCGGACTCATTGTTGTCTCATCACGAACTTCGAGCGCAAATTCTACATTTGAAGCCGCTGTTTCCAGAATTCGTCGCAAAAATGCTTGCGCATCGGCCGTTAGTGTGTCCGCGCCCTCTAGCCAAATCAGCGTCGGTTCTTTGCTCCGATGTTGACTAAACAGATATTGACGACCTTGGCGAAGAGAACGATCCGTTCGCACCGCATGTCTCAAAAGTCTGGCTCCCATCTTTTTCGCACGCTCACGAATCCATGTACTTTTTCCAGATCCTGATGGACCCGAAACAAGCCATGCTAGGCGCATAATACTGCTAATCTATAGCCATCTGGTTTAAGTAATTCATAGAGTATACTATAGAGATGGAAGTTATTGGAAGTGGCGGGTATGGTATCGTTATAGATATTCCAGATGAAAACCGTGTTATTAAAATATTTAAAGGCCATGTATGTGAAACTGATGCCAGAAAAGAATATGATGCTCATTTAAAAATATATACTATTTTTAATAGATTTATTCAATTAAATCCTAAATTTAATAGTATTCTATATATTCCAAAACCTATAGAGTTTAAATCATGTAGTGATCTAGGAGAATGTTATGGATTTTTAGATGTTTCATGCGCATATGTGATGGAAAAGGTGACGTCTGCTCGCCCAGACCAAATTCAGGAACATTTAATTTTAAATGAAGACAACCCACATCTATTTGGTAAAATTTTTTGCGCAGATTATAAAAAGCCACCATTCAATATTGATGTAATATTAAGTAAAGAACAAAAGAATGAATGTAAACCTAGAGGGGCATTTCTGGGCCCAGAATTAATTCAAAGGCGTATTGGGAAAGATTTATTTTCAAATCTTCCATATTTTATAGGTATTTTCTATGGAATTGTATTGAAATCTGGCTATCATCCAATTGATTTGGAAATTGTTGTTGATAGAGATAATCGTATTTGTATGTATGATTTTGGAAAGGTTTATGAAGGAGAAAAGGAATACAAAGAGGCAATAAACATAGATATGTATCTTCCAGTAGATGTATCTGAAGAAATGGAAAAATATCAAAAAGGTGTAGAATTAGTAAATCAAACATTAAAAAATATAAACGGTGGTCGGCGAAAAAGAGTGCGTCGTACTAGAAAAAGACATTCACGTAAACGTAGGGTTTAGATAATTTTTATTTTAATACATGAAATATACATTCAAGTATTAAAATTATGGTTGATTATATTCGTTTAATGCGCTCTAGTCTCGGCAACATGTTTCGCCGCCATCGCAGCGATGCGGTGTAAACTTTGTTGTAAAGGATTGTCATCAACCGCCTCCACAATATCTGGCGTATTACGCTCGGCCGCCACATCAAGGCGCAGAGGGACGCGATATTTGATTTGTCCGAGGTCACCCACGCCAGGGGGCAGAGAGTCCACGCGATTGATGGAGTTGACGCGATCATTAATGTCATCGCTCGCCAAGCGCTTAGCGGTTTGCTTGCCAGGGTCGCCCTCAAAGATTGCGATGCCGCCATTTCCAGCGATAGGTTTGCGACCTTTGGCGATTTGTTCCTTATTAGGATTCGTGCGCATATTGTAGGCAAAATCCTCATTCATCACGCCCCAGTTGGCATTTCCACCAGTACCGTAATACTGACGGTTGCTGAGTTGGGCCTTTTGAGTGGGTCTCGCAATATCCTTGGGATCATACACCTTGAGGCGATTGGGCGCAGAGCCAGAAGACGCAACACCACGGTAATCCCACTTGATTGTAGTTTCCTTGACAGTCGTGCGCGCAACATCATTAGGATCCCACACGGTAACACTGGGTGCGCCGCCAGCGCCGCCATAGCCAGGGCCCAGTTGAGTGAAACCATCCTCTTGTTCCACGCGACGAGTGGGGCGCGCATCATCCAAATAGCGCACGCTGACTTGACCCGTCTCTCCTGGCGCAAGATTGAGAGCCATTGTGCGCTCGCTAGTGGCTGTACGCTCGTTGGGTCTGTTTTCATAACTGGATTTACCGTAATCGGCCTCAGGTGAACCGATCTCTGGTGTATACCACGCAGTGGAATCCGCATTACGGAATCCAGCACCACCGTATTGTTGCGTCATGGGTGTACGGTAAGAACCAGCCACATATGATTGGTAAGTGTCCTGGCCAGCAGCAGGACCAAACGCCTCTGTGGTAGTTTCAGTACGGGTCGTTTCAGGAAGAACTTGGATAGGGCGGCTCATTTCCTTATGGACATCTGCAGGAGCAGCCGCACCAGCGCGAGACAGTGTGGGGTCAATATAGAAAGTATCAGGGCGATACTTGCGCACTTCACCAGGATTGTCGGCGGGGTTTGTAACCATGTGCTGACCAGGAACCACCGGTTGGAGATACGTCATCTTGGGATTATTGGCCACGCGCAATTCATCGGATGTCTTGGGCCTCATGATTTCATTCACCTCAAATTGTTGGAATCCACCCTTGCCAATCATGCCATATCCTTCATTCACACCAGGACCAACCATTGTAGGTTCAAAAGGGCGTTCACCATTTCTCGCACGGGGCAAGTCCACACGGCTCTGAACAAAATCAGTGGAACTTTCCATGCCAAATGGATTGCCAAAGGGGCGCTGGTAATCAAACATGGTTTCCACTTCTTTTTTGGTGATTTGGGTATACCCTGCGCCCGTGTAGGTATCCAGCAGACTGTTATTAGCTGCCGCACGAACGTTTTGTTTCACGCTACCGCCATAGAAAGGAACCATGTTATTGTGCGTAAATTCAGAGGCATTAATACGATTTCCAGAAAGGCTGCTCACAGTATCGCCTTCCAAGTAAGTTGGGTTCGCCTCAAGCCCTGAAGGATTCATTTGAACTTGCGCAGTATGATCCTCGGGGGCGCTAGGCATAGGGCCAGGTTGACCACGATATGGTGGCGCAAGAGGGGGCTGCTGTGTGGCAAACCCAACAGGCATTCCATAAGGTCCCGGGGAAGGTTCGGAAGGATATGTTTGCCCATTTGGCGTCCGATACATCATATCAAGTTCAGGTGCGGGGGCCACCGGATTGGCACCTTGTGGTGTGAGAGCCAAAGCAGATGTTGGCGGAGATGTAAGAGCAACAGTTTGGCTTCCAGGTTTGAAAGTCATAGGCGCATTTGTTGCGGCACTTTGAAACCCTTCTTTACTGGGCTTTTTCTTTGGTCCGGCCAATCGGGAGACTCCCCAACCGACTCCTAAAAGACTTGCTAAGGCGAGAGCCTCCATATTCTAAAAGAGACTAGAGTTATTCATTGAATAAAATTGACGGACGATTAAAGCCCACGCTAAAGTTACTAGACTAGATTAGAAATGCCTCGTAATAATACTACCTCTGGAAATAGGGAGACTACTACATTCCCAAAACCTATTGCGGCACATCATATCATGCCTCGCATGAGCTATACTGGCCCGCTTATGCCTCGTCAAGAACCTATTACAGTAAAGCCTCCCTCGTTTGGACAATCCGTAAAGGAAGGGTTCTCCTTTGGGGTTGGCACATCTATAGCACGTACTGTAGTGGACCGGTTGTTTGGAACCGCTCTACCACTTTCAAAGCCTGTAGTAACTCCTTCCAAGGCGCCACTGGAAGAACAACTTGCGTATCAGCAATGTCTAAAAGACGGTGGTGATCACGAGAAATGTAAGGATTATATTATTTAAGCAATACCAGCAGTTGACCCTTCCGCATTTGGGGGGCCGTATTTGCTCTGGTCGCGCATAGGGTCGTATGCCGGAACACGAACGGGCTGAGATGATCTCGGGTAAGATGGGCAACTTGCTTTTGCCACATCACGTGACGGTATGAAGTAATCAAATGGCTGTTCAAATGTAGCCTGCGGGTCGTGAAAGAGGGGCTGCCAACGATTCCATCCAGTGGCTCTTAATGTACAAGGAGGGTTGTTGAGTCTGTTGAAGTTCTGTGGGAAGGAACCATCTTGCGCATGCTGAAGAGGCGTATTATTGAAACGGTTCGTCTCGGGATTGTAAAGCACTTCATCGCAACGAACACGGCTTCCAAAACGGTTGATTCCCTTCAAATCTGTCTCCACATCCGTGCGCCACTGGGCTTGAGGCCATGAATCGCCATTTTTTTGGATACGTGTCGTGGGCTCTACAGGAAACATGGTTGGGCAATTAGCTTCAGGAGGATTTATATAATATCTAAGAGAGTAGCTTGTAATTCTCATATCATCCACCATGTGGTATAAATCAGTGCGAGGTCTTGTCCAACTCTGTTGTTGCGGGGAGCACTCGTCCGCCATACTATCTATCGGAAGTTGTGTTTTCTTTTACAACTATCCATTTTAAGACTATATTTGATATAGACTTAAGATGAATCGGATTATAGAAATCGTAATAGCAAATTCTATTACGATTGGTATTGTAATTACAGTATGCTGTATAACAAAAATAGAAGTTAAAAGGGGCTATTTTCTAAATGGTTCTACAAAGGCAAATTATGCGTTCAAGTTATTTTAATATTTTTCAGGGCGGCCGCATGTTTCCTTGCGCAGAGGCAGAGGGGCCAAAACTTGGGAATATGCCCACATTTGATACTCGGGCAAGTGGACAGGAC